CGCGTCACGCAAGAATTTATGCAATATTGAGAGGCTAAAATGGCCGGTCGCGGCCGCCCGAGAAAACCGCATCATCTGCATATTGCCGAAGGAACATTGGTTCCCTGCCGGCACGACCCGGACAATGCTATCATCGCGACCGGCACGCCAGAGATGCCGCCAGGGCTGCGCGGCGAGGCGCGGAAGTTCTGGAAGGCGTGGGCGGTGAAGCTGGCCGGTATGGGGGCAGCCGAGGTTGATTCGGCAGAACTGGCGTCAATGTGTGAGTGGTGGGGCCGGTATCGGGCGCTGGCGCGGAAGCGGATGCCAAAGGACATGCTGGACGCAAAGCGGCTGCTGGACGGTCTGAAGCTGGCCTGGCGTGAGTTCGACCACATCGCGGCCCGTTTTGGCCTGACGCCGAGCGACCGCGCGCGGCTGAAGATCACGCCCAAGCCGGTTGCGGACGAGTTTGAGGATATGCTGAACGGGAGGAAAAAGCATGGCTAAATTCTTTGGCGGCCCGTGCGACGGTTGGGATAAGGATCTTACAGATGAAAGCATCGTAGTTTATTTCGACAAGTCCAATCCAACCAAATTCGCTCAATATGACCGCCAGCCCGATGGGAATTACAAATTCGTGATGATTTATGACGAAAATGACTTCCAAAAAGTCGCAGGCTGACCTCACGACCGCCTACGCCCGCGCTGTGATCGCTGGTGAGATTGTGGCTGGGCGGTTGGTGCGGCTGGCGTGTGAACGTCATTTGCGCGACTTGGAAACCGCGGCGGCGCGTGGCCTGCGGTGGGATCTGGAAGCGGCCAATTTTGCTATCAAGTTCTTTTCATTTCTGCGCCTGCCCAAAGACGGTGAGATCGATGGCCAGCCATTTATGCTGGCGCCGTTCCAGCAGTTCATCATCGGCAGTCTGTTCGGGTGGAAGGGTGCGGATGGATATCGGCGGTTCAGGACGGCTTACATCGAGACGGCTAAGGGCAGCGGCAAGACCCCGCTGGCGGCCGGGATCGGTCTATTTGGGCTGGTGATGGACGGTGAAGCGGCAGCAGAGATCTATTGCGCGGCCACGACGCGGGACCAGGCCGGGATGTTGTTCCGGGACGCCAAGCGGATGGCCGAGGCGAGCCGATCGCTGCGGTCCAGGCTGGACATCGGCCTGCATAACGTGGCCTATCACGACAAACACTCATTTTTGCGCCCTTGCAGCAGCGAACACCATGGACTCGACGGTAAACGCGTGCATATGGCGTTGCTGGACGAGATCCACGAGCATCCGACACCGCTGGTCGTGGACAAGATGCGGGCCGGGACCAAGGCCAGGACGCAGGCACTTATCATCGAGATCACGAACGCCGGCCACGATCGCACTACCGTCTGCTGGGCACACCACGAGTACAGCGTAAAGGTTCTGGAAGGCGTTCTGGAGGATGACTCGTGGTTTGCATTCGTTTGTGCGTTAGACCCATGCGACGCTTGCAGGCTGGAGGGCCAGACGCAGCCGAAAGACGGTTGCAAGGATTGCGACGATTGGCGGAATGAAGCAGTTTGGGAGAAGGTGAATCCGAACCTGAATGTCACGCCCGGGCTGAAGTACCTGCGCGAGCAGGTGCGGGAAGCGATGGGGATGCCAACCAAGGAAGGGATTGTCAAGCGGCTGAATTTCTGCATCTGGACGCAGGGCGAAACCAGGGCAATCCCCATGGACCGCTGGGACGCCTGTAAGCGGCAAATCGACTGGAAGCAGTTTGAAGGCCGGGAATGCTTCGCTGCGCTGGACATCGGGTCCACGAGTGACTTTTGTTGCCTGGACTTGTTGTTCCCGCATGACGATGGCGAGCTGGTGGAAATCCCGCTCGATGCCGAAAAGCCGGATGGTGAGAAACTGTCATTCACGCGCCGCAGCTATACGCAGATGCCGGTATTCTGGCTGCCAGAGCAATCGGTGAAGCGCGACCACCGAATCCAGGGGATTATCGACCACTGGAAGAAACTCGGGTTGATTCGGGTCACGGGCGGTGATGTGGTGGACTATGGGCGGGTGCTGTTGGACATTCTGGCGCTGGACCGGGTTTACGGCATCCGCAAGATTGCCGTTGACCGCGGCTGGCAGGGCGCGCAGATCTGCACCGATCTGATGGCACACCTCGGCGCCGAGCGGGTGGTGATGTTCGTGCAGGGTATTGTCTCGATGGCGGCGCCGTTCCGGGAATACCTTGAGCTGGTCAAGCTCGGGCGGCTGCATCACGACGGCAATCAGGTCTTGCGCTGGATGGCCAGCAACTGCGTTGCGGAAGAGCGCAACGGGCTGAGCAAGCCTAGCAAGGATAAAAGCACGGAGAAGATCGACGGCATTACGGCTGGCGTGATGGGTGTGGGTCTGGCGAGTGCGGAAGCCCCAGCCGTTGAAGTAACGGTAGACGTCTGGTAGGATAACCCGCAACCAACCGATGACTGAGGAACAGTCTCGTGCAGCCTTTCCAACTCGTTGGCGGCGCAGGCTTAGATATTCAAGATCGCATTACCGCACCTGCGCAGGTTCCAGGCTACAGCACCGGATATGAAGAAGCAGCTCTTGAACACGCCTATTGGCAGATGGGCCTGAGCGAGCAATACCACGACTACCTGGACGATGTTGTCAACGAAGAGACGGCGCTGAAGTATTCGGCCATTTGGGCCTGTGTCCGTTGGATCTCGCAAACGATTGCATCTCTCTGCTTCAATGTCTTTGAGCGCGAAGATAAAAAGCGAAAGCAAATCGACTTCCAGGCTGATCCAATTGCCTGGATGCTGCAGATGGAAGCCAGCCCGGAAATGTCTTCGTTCTGCTGGCGTGAAGTCATGTGCAAGGATGCGCTGACCTGCGGCAACGGCTATTCGGAAATCGAGAAGGACGGGTTTGGCCGCATCGGCGCCATGTGGTATCTGGATGACGATCGAGTCAGCCCGGACCGCACCTCGGGCGGGAATCTGATTTATGAAGTCAAAAACGGCAGCGGAATGAAGAATTCCATTCTGCGGCCGGATCAGGTGTTTCATCTCAAGGGCCTGACGGATGACGGGTTGGTGGGGTTTTCGGTCATCAATATGGCCCGCCAGTCAATTAAATCCGGTCGGGCACAGGACAAGTTTGGGTACGATTTCTTCAGCCGCGGCCCGACACCGGCTGGCGTGTTCTCAACACCGCAGAAGCTGGGAGTCAAGGAAGAAGAGCAGGCCAGAAAAAGTTTTGACGCACTCTACAGCGGTCGTAAGAACGTCGGGCGGGTAATCCGGTTGACGGGCGGTGCAACCTTCACGCCGCTATCGTTGCCGAACAATGACGCGCAATGGATCGAGGGCCGCACGTTCAACTTGGAAGAGATTTGTCGTTGGTTTGGAGTGCCGCCGCATAAGATCGCGGACCTGAGCAAATCAACCAATAACAACATCGAGCAGCAATCAATCGAGGCCGTGCAGGACTGTCTCTGGCCGTGGTGCAGGCGGTTCGAGACGGAAGCGAACATTAAGCTGTTCGGCCGAACGACCCGCGGCAAACGCTTTGCGCGGCTTGACTTGCAGGAGATTCTGCGCGGTGATTCAGTGGCTCAATCTGAGTCGCTGGGCAAGCAGGTCGTCAGCGCCATCCGCACGCCGAATGAGGCTCGGGACATTCTGGACCTGGATCCGGACCCGGATGGCGACCAGCTCATGATCCAGGGTGCGATGGTGACATTGGAGCGAGCTGCATCCGACCAGCAACCAGTTGCGCCGCAACAGCCCGGAACTGCATCACCGCAACCGTCAACTGAGCCAGGCCAACAACAGCCGGCACCGAACAAACAGGCTGCTGCATCGATCAAACAGGCTACTAAGCGACTGCTGAGCGATTTGTACGCCGATTCGTTGCGGATTGAGAAGGACAAGGCAAATCGAGCCGCGAACAAGAGCGCGCTACCCGAACACATAGCCGCGTTTTACGACGGGCACCAGCGCTGGCTCGGTGAACGGTTGCTGCCAATTTTTACCGTGGCTGTCGATGCGCTGGGCTGGAATGACGACCCGAAAGAACTGACGCAGATTGCGGTCCGGCGCCATGTATCCGCCAGCGTATGCGGGCTGCGCGAGTTTGGGAAAACAGCAATCGAGCAATGGAGCGAACGGGCCGAGAAGCAGGCTGGTGTCGATCTGAAGGAAGTGCAATTGTGAGTGAATCGACAGTTGCCGCTGCCATGTGCCGAGATTTCCGTGATGGCCGCCGCATTTGGGTGCCGCCGACTGGCAAGCCTTTTTGGGCGCATTGCAGTCCGACCGTCAATTTAACTGATGAAGAAATCCGACGTTATTTGCCGGATTTGATCGATCAGAAGGAAGCGCAATCATGAGTGATGAACCAAAACCGACTATTCCCGATTTAGTTCGACGTAGTTTGAGTCGTTTAGTGATGGCTTGTCCTGAATGTCGTGGCTATGGAAATAAGGGCGGTTTGTTATTTGCAACCGACCGACAACCTTGTCCGATCTGTAAGCCAGTTAGGCAATGGATTTGGGAAATCTACGGGATCGACTTTGAGGAACTGACATGAAAGAACTCACGATCCGCATGAAGGACGATATGGCTGAAATCCTGCTCTATGACCAGATCGGCGAAGACCCGTTTTTCGGTGACGGGATTTCCGCCAAGACGTTCCGCGAACAGATCAAAGCCGTCAAGGCCAGGACGATTAACCTTCGCATCAACTCGCCTGGCGGCAGTGTCACTGAAGGCGCGGCCATGATGTCGGTACTGGACGATTTCAAGGGCACGGTGGAAGTAGACATCGATGGTATGGCGGCCAGCGCTGCCTCGGTGGTTGCCATGTCCGGCGACACGATTCGTATGGCTTCAAATGCGCTGATGATGATTCATGACCCTTACGCTGGTGTCATGGGCGGGGCCGATGAGATGCGGCGCACCGCGGATCTGCTCGACAAGGTGAAAGGCCAGATTCTCGACGCTTACGGGCGGCGCGCGAAGGCAGATCGAAAAGCGATTGCGAAGATGATGACCGATGAGACCTGGTTCAATGGCCAGGAGGCAGTCGAGGCCGGGCTTGCCGACGAAACCACCGCACCGATGCAAATGGCGGCATCCTTTGATCTGACTAAGTTCGGTTATCGCAAGGTGCCGGAAAAGCCCGGGCCGACTCCCGAGCAGATCGCGGCTTTCAGCGCGCGCAAGGAGCGATTCAAGACTCTTTGCTCTTGACATAAGCTCGCCTGTTTATCTAAATTGAATCCATCGCCGGGCATTCTTCGATTGCCCAGCACCAAACCAAAATCAGCTAGGCGCGGCCTTCTTCGATGGTCGAAAGCGAGCAGCTTTCTTCCATCGGTGAGAAATGCCGCGTTCAATCACCACAGTCAAAGAAGATTTGGCGCATAAACAGCGCTGCGCTCAAGACCTTATCGACCGGGCCGAAAAAGAAAACCGCGTTACCACCGCCGAAGAAAACACGCTTTTCGACAAGCAGATGTCGGACGTGGAAACGCTCAAAGCCGAGATGGCGGCGCTTCAGGAACATGACCGGCGCCGGACCAGCATCAACGATCTGCGGAAAGAGTTTGAGGAATCTCGGCGGGTCACATCGCCAACCGCGGTTGCCAAGCCCAATCCAACCGATTTCGATGGAACGCTGAACCGTTACCGCCGGGACGGCAAGCTCCATGCCTTTACCGGAGCAAATGCCGAGGAGCGCGCGTACCGCAGCGGTATGTGGGCCAGGGCATTCTGGTTCAACGACGTGCGCGCCCAGAACTGGTGTGTCAATCACGGCATCGACATCCGCAACGCGCAGGGTGAGAATGTCAATTCGGCCGGCGGCTATCTGGTGCCGGATGAATTCTCGCAGGCCATCATCGACTTGCGGGAACAATACGGCGTTGCCCGCCAGAACGTTCAGATCATGCCGATGGGCCGCGATACGATGCTGATCCCGCGGCGGGCGGGCGGCATTACGATTGCTCCAATTGGCGAAAATCCTACCTCGGCAATCGGCCAATCTCAGGCATCCTGGAACAATGTTCGCCTGGTCGCCAAGAAGTTCGGCGGGTTGACTCTGATGTCAACCGAGATCGCCGAAGATGCGATTATTTCGCTTGCCGACTGGTTGGCACGTGAATTCGCCTACGGCTTCGCGCTGTTTGAAGACCAGTGCCTTTTCCTTGGCGATGGCACGTCAACCTATGCCGGTATTCGCGGGCTGGCGAATATTCTTGTCGCCGGCACGCTCATTAGCGCACAGGATGCCGCAACCGGCCACGATACGCTGCCGGAAATTGACGCTGCCGATTTGACCAAGTGCATGTCGGTCCTTCCGGCCTACGCTCGGCGAAATGCGAAGTGGTTCTGTTCGGCCGCCGCGTCGGATCTCGTCTTTGGCCGTTTGATGGCTGCTGCCGGTGGAAACAACATCCAGACCATCATGGGCGGCTACGGACTGAGCTATCTGGGTTATCCGATTGTGATTTCGCAGCTTCTGCCGGCGAGCGGCACAATCAACGACGTGCCGATTCTTTACTTCGGCGATTTGAATCTGGCGGTAACGATGGGCGACCGGCGCCAGGTGACGGTCTTCCCGTCCGAACATCGCTACATGGACACCGACCAGATCGGCATCCGTGCAACGGAACGGTTTGACATCGTGGTTCACGACTACGGTGATACGACCGTTGCCGGTCCAATCGTTGCGCTTGTGGGCAATACGTGATTTATTATCAGGAGTGTTTTCGCCATGGCCAAAATCATCGTCAATTACGCTGGCGATGTCACGGATGACAAGCGGAAATCGTTGACCAAGAAAATGGCGGACCTTTTAGCGGTTCTGGAAGAGGACATTATCATCCTCTCGAATGTGACCATTTCCGTTGTGGAAATCCCTGCGGAAATGACCAAGGCCAGGGCTGCCAAAGACAAGGAAGACGCTGCGGCAGCCGAGAAGGCCGCCCACGAAAAGGAAAAGGCCGAAAAGGCGGCGGCGGCAGCGGCTGCCAAGGCCGAGAAAGCTGAAGCCAAGGCGCACGCACACGACAACGCATGAAAGAGCTACCCAAGTGCCGGGTCATTCTGGCTTACGGCACTTTTCGCGTTGGCAACATCATTACCCCGCCGGCGATGCTGCGCGGCTGGCTGATGGCTCGTGGATTCATCGAACTGGTTGAACCTGCCGAGAAATCGGCAAATCTCGGAGAGAAACATGATCTCGTTGCAAGACGTGAAGATCCTCAACACGACGCCGCCGGTCGCCAGCGTAAACAACACAAGCGCGCTCACAACCACGATTGACACGCTTGGGTTTGATTACTGCTCCATCTTCGTGGAGTTCGGCGTCATGGACGCGGCGCTTACGGTGTTGAAGGTCCAGGAGTCGGACTTTGCCAACATGTCGGGTGCTGCCGACATCACGGGTTTGATTTACGGCACCAGCACGAACATCGCTGGCTCGGTGAGCGCGTTGCCATCCAGCACCAGCGACAACACGGTATTTGGCTTCGACATCGACCTGAAAGCCCGCAAGCGATACCTGGACGTGGTTGCGACCGTTGGGGCCGCCGGCACGACCGGGGCTTTCATTACTTGCCAGAGTGTTCTTTCACGTGCCGAGCAGGCGCCGACAACGGCCGCCGCACGCGGGTGCGCCGACATCCTCCGGGCTTGAGATTTACATGCGCGTTTTGCTTGCGATGCCGCGCTATAGCGGCAAAGTCTGGATGCCGGCGGCGCAGGCGTTTTTCAATCCGTCAAACGCAGGTTCCCCGCTCGATGTTCGCCATTGCGACATCCGGTATCCGCGCGCCATCTCGCCGAATTCCAGCATCGCTACAGCTTGTTTTAACGCCTGCTGGGCAATGGCCCGTAACGAGTGGGAAGCCGGTCGCATCGATGCCTTTGCGATGATTCATGACGACGTAGGCGCTCAGATGCAATGGCTGGACATTCTGCATCGCGAGCGCGAGAAGTGCGGCGCCGACATCATTTCAACTGCTGTACCGATCAAGGATGCCCGCGGGCTGACTTCCACGGCGATTGATGACCTTGATGAGAAATGGCGGGTGCGCCGGATCACGACCAAACAACTCCGCAAGCTGCCGTTGACGTTCACGGATTCAGATGTTCCTGGCCTGTTGCTAAATACCGGCCTTTGGCTGGCGAAGCTCGGGCCGTGGATGAATGAAGTTTGTTTCCATGTGCCGAACGCCATCGAGCGGATCAACGGCCGGTGGAAAGCTCTGCACTTCCCGGAGGATTTCAACTTCTCGCGAGATTGCCGCAAGCTGGGTCTGAAGCTGGCCGCGACTAAGGCTGTTCGCGTCGATCACTTCGGCGAGCATGGCTGGTCGAATCAGGAAGCCTGGGGCTGGGAAAAGGACGTGCAGGCGTTCCCGGGCGAAATGAAAGTGCCGGAAAATTGGCGATTCCCCGACGATGTTACTGGCTGGCTTACTGAGAGCGAAGGCCGGGCACTGGCCGAGGCCGCGCTTGGCAAGAATGTCCTGGAGATCGGCAGCTATTGCGGTCGCAGCACGATCTGCATGGCGCAAACTGCCGGCATGGTCTATGCCGTGGATACATTCGACGGGCGCGCGACTCCGCAGGCTCGCGACACTTTTGATGAATTCAATCTCAACATCGACCGCTATGGCGTTCTCAGTCGCGTCATGGTCGCGGTTGGAACCTCGGCTGACGTGGTGCCGACTCTCAGTGAAGAAATGGGGATGGCTTTTATCGACGGCGCGCATGACGAGGATTCGGTTCTGGCCGATGCCAAACTTGCCAACTCGATAAGCGCTGCTGATTCGCTGATGTGTTTCCACGACTACATGCGACCTGGAAATGAAGGCGTTACGACCGCCGTTGATTTGCTTCGCCGCAATGGTGCCGAACTGATTCGCGTGGTTGACAGTGTGGCGATGCTCAAAGGCATGGATCGGGCGCTGGCGAATCTGGCTGGGAGCAAGACGTGATATGGGCCTGCAGCTTGTTTACGCGCCGCAGGTTGAACCAGTCGATCTGGACGAGTTGAAAGCGTATTGCGGTGTCGATGATGGAGACGCCGATTGGGACACACAGTTGCGGACGTTGCTGAAGAGCGGCCGCGAGCGAGCGGAACGGATTACGGGCAAGGGTCTGATTAACCAGCAGTGGCGGCTGAACCTGAAGACGTTTCCTGCTGGCAGTGTTTTTGAGTTGCCGTTGCCGCCGCTGAATTGGGACACGGTTGGACTGGTCGGGCCGCCTGCGAAGGCAGTTGATTCGATCAAGTACCTGGACGTGAACAACAACCTGCAGACGGTTGCCACGACAGAGTACACGGTCGATACGACCACGACAATGGGAACGATCCGGCCAGCTTACTTGAAATACTGGCCGACTTCGTTGCTCTCGGGCTGGAACATACCGAACGCCGTGCAGGTGCTGTTCACGGCTGGTTATGGGGCGACGGCTGACACGGTGCCCGCTGAGATCCGCGAGCGGATCAAGGATTACGTCAAGTATTGTTTTGATCGCGGCGGCATTGATTCGGACCAGGAATATCTGGACCGCCTGTTCGCGGGGTTGAGTTGTGGCAGCTTCTACCAGACGACCTAGGCTGACTCAAAAATGGGATTTGCAACAGAATCAAGCGAGTACGCGGGACGCTTTTCAGGGAGTTCCACCGAATTGGGTCGATGTGAGAAAAGGAATTCCATGCGAGGTGCGACCGGCGAGCAGCCAGGAAATGTTCAATGCCGTCCAAATGCAAACTGTGATAAGTCACAAGGTTAAATTCAGATGGATACGCAGTCTTCAGTTGTATTCGACTATGAGGCTTCGGAGAGTGAAAGGCGGTCGTGAGAGGATTCTGAATTTTGTCGGTGATCCGCGCAACGTCGATGAAGGGAATTTCTGGTGTGAAGTGGATGCGGATGAAGTGATTAAGCCGGCGACCGAGGCGGAAGAAGATCAGGGCCAAGCGTAACAGGGGAATGACATGGCATCGAGTTATTCGTCATCGGTATCGCTGGCGTTGAACACGACCGAGACGTTCGACGCAACGGTTATGCCATTTGTTAATTCGGGTGCGAATGCCGTCGTCCATACCGGCATCGATCTCACGCAAACGCTCAATGCCACCAGTTCGCCGGCCATTTCAAAGATGGCCGCTGGCCAGAAAGCAATGATTGCCGGTGTGGCGACTATTGACCTGACGGCTGTTACGCACAATGGCGCAGCCGTGGACATGACCGGTCTAAAAATGGCGGTCTGGAAGTTCCGCAATCCATCAACGAATGCCAACAACATCACAATCACCAAAGGTGCTGCTAACGGCTATACGATTGGCGGCGGTACTTTCACGGTTACGCTGAAGCCTGGCCAGCAGTGGGCGCATTATTTCTTTACCGGCGGTGATAGCGTGGCGGCCGGTGTGAAAACCATCGACATCAGCGGAACCGGAACGCAGGCACTCGATTACGAATTCATCGCAGGGTGACGAATGGCTGGGATTGGTGCAAACGTTGTTATTCCCGCACTGCCGCGTTTCCGCAACGCGCTGGCGGGTTTTCGCAACGAGTTTGGCGACAAGGTTCTGCGGACAGGCATGCGCAAGCTGGTACTATCGACCAAGAAGGACATGCAGGGTTTTGAGCGCGGCAAGATCGGCCAATCGCTTCGCATCAAGATCCGCGGCAAGGGCAGGGAAATCACTGCCTTTGTTGAGCCAGGACCGGGGACCTATCCGTTGCCATCCGGGCGCGGCTATGTGCGGATCAAGAATTTCAGCCCGCGGCGCGTGGCGCATTTGATTGAGCGCGGGACCGTGATCCGCCGCACTAAAGCCGGGGCCAACCGCGGCAAGGTGACAGCCAGGCCATTTGCGGCGCCGGCTTTCGATCTGAATGCTGCGAAGGCCGAGGATATCTTCGGGGTCGTCCTGCATAAGGCGATGCTAAAAGCGGTGTCCTGATGGCGGTGGACATCGATGAAGCGCTGGCGGTACTGATCCAGGGAGCTTCGGCGGTTTCGACAATTGCAGGCGATCGGGTGTATCCGAATCGAGTGCCGCAGCCATCGAATGTCCCGGCCGTGATATTCCGAAGGCTGACAGCCGGAAGCGCGCCGGTGATTCGGGGAAAGTCAACGGCGCTGTACGCGACGTTCCAGGTAGAAAGCTGGAGCGGCGCCAGCCAGATCGAGGCCCGGACGCTTGACCTGGCGGTTCAGGGTGTAGCCAATGTGAATTCGGTTTTGGTGGGGCCGCCATCATTACCGTCGCCGGGTTGGTGGATTCAGGCACTGCGGGTAAACACGGACACCGACCAGGACAACCCGCAGATACCGATTCATGCAGACGACCTTGGTTTGTTCTGTTCGTTCTGTGAGATGTTCGTTCAGTATCGGGCTTTGCCATAAGAGGATTGAGCTATGGCTGCTTCTGCCGGTCTGCATCCCTATGGCAGCAAAGTCGAAGTTAGCGACGACGGCAACTCATGGAATGCCATCGCTGAAATCTCCGACATCGACCCGCCTGACGAACAGGTCATGGAGGCCAAGGCAACCCACCTGACGAGCGACAACGCGGCCAAGGAAAAGAAACCCGGTCTGTCGGAAACCGGCGATCTCAAGTTTACGCTGAACTTCACCAAGGCCCAATTCACGACGTTCAAGGGCTATCGCCGGCTGATGAAATTCTGGCGCGTCAGCGCTCCGCTGGACACCGGCGAAACCAATCCAAGCCGCTGGGTATTCCAGGGATTCTGGAAGCGGCTCGGCAATCAGAAACTTGACCCGGAAGCCACTCAGGTCATTCAGTGCAGCGTGGAAGTCGCTGTCACTGGAATCATCACTTACACCGCGGGGGCGTGATGCGATTACTTGGAGCGGCGGAAATCATTGCCGTCGCGGATCTGCCCTATGAAGACGTGCCGACGCCGGAATGGGGCGAAGATACCGGTGTGCGCGTCTATCGCCTGACGGGCGAAGAATGGGACGAGTTCGAGAACTCGACCATTGCTTTCGATGGAGAGCGGACGCGGCGGGACAACGCTAACTTTCGCGCCAAGATGGCAGCCATTGCCATCAAGGACGAAAAGCGACAACGACTTTTCACGGCCGATCAGGTCGAAGACCTTGGGGCCAAGAATATTGCGACACTGGACCGCATTTATGATGTCGCGATCCGGCTTTGTAAACGGCGCAAAGAGGACATGGAGGAGTTGGAAAAAAACTTCGGCCCGGCGAGTGGCGCAGGTTCATCCTCGACCTCGCCGGCCATCTCAAACGGACACGCCGCGAACTGCTCGCCAGCCTTGATGCCGCTGAATTGAGCGAATGGCATGCGCTCTACACTCAATCGCCTTGGGGAGAAGAGTGGGGCGAGTTGAGATTCAAGCAGGTTGCGGACGCGATCAAAGCGAAAGGGACTGCCGCGACGCCGGGTGAACACAATCGCCGCCCGCCGCTATCGTCGCCGGCCAATCTAAGGCGCAAGCTGCATCTCACATTCGCAGCAATGGGGGCCGTGGAAAAGCGGCGGTGAATCGTGGCTTACGAAATTGATGACGATGAAATCATCGCCGCGATTTTAAGCGTGCCAACTCATTTCGCTGTCACCAAACATTTGCAAGTTGTGATGACTGCCAACGCGCAGCAGTTGGAGTCCGCTCTCACCAACGTCAACAGCCTTTTCGGCAAGCTACAAGGCGCAGTCGGCCTGCTTGGCATTGGTTTGTCGGCTGGTGGGCTGTTCGCGGCTTTCGAGCATTTCAACAGCCAGATTGTCGAGTTCAAGCACGCATCTGACACGCTTGGAATCTCACTTGAAAACGTGGCCGGTGTGAAGCTCGCTGCCGGCAGCAATTGGGAAGGAGTGCAGGCCGGGCTTGCCAAGATGGTCAAGGCGCTTGGCGAGGCCAGGTTCGGATCGGAGGAAGCGGCCAAGGGCTTTAAGCTGCTGGGTTTGAACGTCGAAGAACTCAGCGGAATGAAAACAGAAACGGCGCTCGGGATGATTGCCGACAAGATGAAGGCAATCGAGAATCCGACCGAGCGTGCTTACGTCGCCAGCCTGATCTTCAAAAAGGGCTGGGTGGAAATGATTCCGATCCTGGAGAAGGGATCGGCCGGTTTGAAAGCAGCCGAGGAGTCGGCGAACAAGTTTGGTGCTGTTACCGAGAAGATGGCTGAGGAGGCAAAGAAGACAAAAAAGGAACTCAAGGAACTGGCTGCGGATTGGGATGCGCTGGGGCGCAATATCTCTAGCGCGACCGCGCATCTGTGGGAAAACATCAAGGCCGCCGAGGCGTGGGTTTCGGCAGACCTGAAGATGCGCCAGAAACTTCGTGATCCGAATGCAACTGAGAAGGAGAAACAGGACGCCCGCGACATGCGGGATTTCGGGATGCTCGACCAGACCCGCGGCCCGTCAGTGGTCAAGCAAAAGATTGATCCGGTCAAAGCGCAAGCCGATCTGGATGCTCTGGAAGCCAAAAAAAAACAGCAGGAGAAAGACAGGGAAGAAGCTCTCAGGGTGCAGGAGAGTTTGCAGAAGCGAGCCAACCAGTTGATCGAGGAAGCGGACTCGCCCTGGGAGAAAGTCAACCGAAAGATCATGGAGGCCACAGACCTATTCGCGCGCGGGCTTATCCCAACTGCCGCGGAGTTCGACAAGGTTATCGGACACATCGGCGATTCATTCGTTCACGCTGAAAAGGCCAAAGAGGATTTTGCCGGGACAGCCGGACTGGAGCGCGGCGGGGCCGGTGCCTTCTCAGCACAGGAGCGATTCATTCGTGAATCGGAAGGCGTGAAGGACGCGACCCGCGACCAGCTTGCCGAGCTAAAAGCGATTCGTTCCAGTTCGACCAAGACCGAGCAGAACACCAAGGGCATGGCGGATGCCTTGAAGAAAATCGGCGTGGCGAAGTTCTAGGGCATCCGGCTGAGTGCGCCAAGAATCATGAAGGCGATGACGATCAACGCAGGGACGACGATGAACGCCGTGATAATCCCGCAGCCGATTCCAAACCCGACGCTGAAGCTGCTGGGAGGCTGCGGCGCTGGTGGTTGCGGCCGAGGCGTGGGTGGTTCGTTCCATTCGACGGCAGGTGGCGGTATTGGTGGTGTCGCGCGAATGCCATCGAATCGCGCCCATTCAAATGAAGTTCCGCATCGGGAACAAGCTGCTTTCGTGGCCGTTTGTTTGTCGGCGAATCGTTGCGACAGTCCGCATGACGGGCAATCGAAGTCAATCATGGCGCTGGTCCGATAATGGGTGTGGTTTCCTGTTTTGAGATCATGGATCGCCGGCGCGGTGGCGTGGACGCCAACCGTCACCGCACCTACGAACGCGTCTTCCGTGTCGAGTTTGATTCTGCGATTTCTTCCGGTACGCTCGCCTGCCAGCAGGCGGTATATGACACTTACGGTATCTTCCGGTTCGCTGTCTACATCGAACCGAACGGGCGTTATGATCGTGCGGCCCTGGCGGAATCAATCGAATCGACGCCAGAGGATGCAGAGAATTGTTTCAGTTGGATCACGGTAGTCAAGTATAGTTCGCAGATTTGGGACGACTATCTAAAAGCGCTTCAATCCGGCGGCACTGGACGTTCGGGCAGCCCGCCGACTTCGCCGCACAATCAGAACAGCGATTCCAGCAGCCCCGAGAATCCGTTGAACCGGCCTGCGAATCTTCGGTTCAGCACGGGCCACGGCGAAAAGATGGCGCTTGAGCAGGACTATTCGGGCATTCTCGACCCGGCGACCTTTCGACCTACGGGTATTGCTGTTGCCAACAGTGCTGGCGACCGATTCGACCCGCCTGTCGAGATCGAGCTGCCTTCGTTTGTTATCACGGTATCGCGCAACGAAGCGAATCTGCTGATCCCATTCCCCATCGATGCGACCTCGGGGAACGTGCTGAACTACACCGAGACGATGAACAGCGATGTTTTCAGGATTGGCAGTTTCACTTTCCTGCCAGGCCAAGCGCACATTGCCGACATCCAGGCCGAAAGTGTTTTTGAAGATCCCTGGAGTTATTTCAAAGTCACTTACGAAATTCAGATTCGCTACCCAACCAGGAACGGCAATCTGGCTGGCAATGCGGCCAAGCCGATCCGCGGCTGGGACATTGACAAGCTGGACCAAGGGCGGCGCGAACTGGTCGCGGCCGGATCGTGGATGCAGCAGAACTACGACAAATACGGGACGCCATCGGCGAGTGATATTCCGCTCGACGGCGCCGGTCGGGCGCTAACCGTGGCGAACATCCAGGCAAGAAACTTTCAGTATCGGGCTTTCAGGCGGTTCATTGAAGCGTCCTACACGGTGTTGCAGATGCCGCACATTTGAGGTTGATGCGTGGCCAATGTCGGCGAAGGTGATGTCTTTCTTCTCGACGGCGAGAGCGCGCGCCGGCTGATTGACGACGCTGTCAACGATGAAAGACAGCTCGACACACCAGGGCGCCGGCCGCAGCGTGCGCCGGCTTCGTTCGTCACGCAGTTCTGTCTTGTCACAAGCGACACGCAGAACGCCAACACCTTTTGGCCGGGGAAAGTTCAGTTCCGAGATACGGCGACGAAGACCTGGACTGATTTCGGAAACGTGTGGGTTGAATCATCGACAGGCGAAGGGCTGAAGAATAATCAGCGTCCGTATTGTCGCCTTGTTGGTTTGAACGCCGCTGACGGCTTACCGGTATTCGAGACGTGCGCTGTCGGTGCTGATCCAGGCTGTTGCCCTGGAAACCTCGGTGGCAAGCCGCTTGGCGGCGGCGCGATTCTTGGCGGCACCAATTGCTGTTGCACTGGCGGAACGACTCCACCACCTGGCGGTATTGGCGGAACTCCGCTTTGCAATGATCCGGGAAATCAAGCTATCCGTTGCAGTCAATATACACGACCGATTGTTATCAATGGTTTGACTTGGTGGGCAAACGCATTTGGCATCGGGGCTGGAGAAGTTGTGTGGTGCGGTCCTGGACCGGAACCGGCAAACGGGCCAGGTCCAGGATGGATTCCATTTAGTTGTGGGTGGATATGTTTACCGGCGCTTATGGGTGGTAGCTGTTTCGGTGGGATCAGTGGAACCAGCGGCGGCGGTGGTGTCATTTCTGGCGGTGGCGGAACTGGCGGTGTGCCAGGAATGTCTGGCGGCTTTACAAGACCTTCGCCTGTGTCTCCTGGTCTGCCGAATCCAATTGGGACCGGTCAGTCGATCGATGGCGGCGGTGTGAGCCTGCCTTATCCGACTCCCGGTATTGCTCCCGGTACTCCATTGTTTCGCAACACCAATCCGCCGAGGCCGGTTTATGCAACGCCGATTGGCGGGGGGCCGCTTGGCGGTGGCGGCAGCGCGTTCATATTCCCGAGCGAAGGCGGGACCGGAACAACGAGTCCAGGAGCAAGCGGGAATGTTCTTACTAGCAATGGGACGGCTTGGGTAAGTTTGCCGCCTGGTGTCGGCGGCCAGACGATCAACCCCACGATTTCCGCGAGCCAAAACGATTATAGCTTTGGCGGTCTGGTGGCTGTCGGCGGTGATAACGTCGTGGTTCTCGCATCGTCTGGTGTCGGGCCGTGGGACATCACCGGTATCGCGATTAGCCAGGTTGATCGCACGCGGTTGACGATCATCAAGACCGCGAGCGCGCCCAACGTGGTCTTGAAACACAACTCGGCATCATCGGGAGCGGCCAACAAGATGCGCCTCGGCAATGCCGCGGTTGACATCACGCTGACCGGTGACAAGACAGTCTCGTTTATTTACGACGGAACTCAAGGCAACTGGAAAATGACCGCGAACAGTAACTAAGAGGATTCAGGAATGGGAGCGCCGCTTTATCCGACCGCTTCAAGAAGCAACCGCGTTGCAATCGCGGCCGCCAACGCCGGCCAGCGAACCGGCACAGGAGCATCAACCGGTATTGCCGGTGTTGCGGCCGGGACCAAAGTGCAGGCGCTGCGGCTGGCAATGACCGCCACCAACGCACAGACGATCCTGCGCGTGTTCAAACATGACGGCACCAACTATGCCTTGTTGTTTGAAGTCAACATCCCCGAAAACACCATCGTTATCGGCGGCAAGACGGCCTGGTCACTGGTGCTTGGCAGCGATGCCAATCCACTTGGGATCTCGTTGCCGAACACCAGCTTTACAATGCGGTATTCGATGGAAACGGCTGACTCGATTGTCATCACCGAAGAGGTAATTGACTTCTGACCGCGGAGTAGGAAATGCCAGCAGCTTACAACAAATTCAACGCGTTTACCGAGGACGTTTGCGAGAAAAAGCACGACCTCGGTGCGGATACGCTTAAGCTGTTGCTGACGCTTACGGCGCCGGTCGCGACCAATTCTGTCAAGGCAGACCTGACCGAGATTGCACCGGGAAATGGTTATTCGGCAGGCGGCAATACGATCACGGTCACGACATCAGCGCAGGCGAGCGGCACTTACACGCTGGCCGCGAACCAAGTTGTGTTCACGGCGTCAGGTGGGCCATTCGCGAACTTACGCTACGTGGTGTTTTATAACTCGACGCCGGCTGCGGGCCCGCTGATAGCATGGTGGGATTACGGGGTCACACTGACGTTGAACGACGGAGAAACGCTGACCGTGAAATTCAACAGCGCAAGCCCGGGAACGATTTTTACCCTGGTGTGAGATGGATGATATTGACCGCTCGACCCGACCGCATGAATGCTGCCGCGAGATTGGCAATCTGCTTGTCGGCAAAGATGGCGGTATGACGGTGGAACGCTGCTTGGTCTGCGGCCGGAACCATTACATTCTGGAAGCTGAGCCTGGGCAGTTTGGAATCACAGGAAGTCGGGTTTGAAACTCTAACCGCGAGGGAACGATGGCTGACGGATTATTTTATCTCGACACGCGCGAGCCGCATATCGTCTCAAACGTGGCGATTGTGACGATGACCACGACCGCTAAGGCAATGTATCCCGCCGCCGCTTTCCCAACGCTCGGCGGCGGGTATTTCTCCCGGCCCGGCAAGGCAATCAAGATCAGCGCATCGATGCTGTTCACGTTGCCCGCCACGCCAGGGAACTTGTCATTCAACGTCCTGTGGGGAACCGGTGCCGACGCCAACGGAACCAACCTGCTCACCGGTACGCCGGTCGCGGCCACGAACGCAACCAAGCGGGCCTACCTTGAATGCACGGTACGCTGCATCACGACCGGCACGTCCGGCTCGCTGCAGGCGTGGTATGTCTGCTATTTCGATGTTGGGTTGGTCGCATCGCCGAACTTTATCTACTTCGCTCCTTCTGGTGCGCTGGCAGCCGCGGTGACGGCTGACACCACGGCAGCGAATATCATCTCTGTTCAACCGCTGCAATCAGGCACGGCGGGAACTGTTCAGGTTGACGATCTGCGCGTCGAGGCGTTGAACTGAGATGCCGGTTCTAATCTGGCCATTGATGGACAAGCTGCGGCGACCGACCGCCTACCAGCGCTGGCCGAAGGCGATGGCGAACGCGCGCGTACAGTTGCCGCCTACGATACCGTGGGATGACAATGACCGGCCAGGACCGCTCTTTTTCGGTCAAGTCCGAAGCGATCCGCAACTCTGGAATATTGCTCCGTGGAATTTCGGCCTATGTGCAATCGGGGTGCAGTCGGCATTTCTAACGACGTTCCGAACCAATCCGCGGGCCAATCCGGTTTCGGAACAGACCCACGAACCGGCTGCGATTCATCCGCTGATTTTCGGTCAGGTATTCCCACCGTCGCCACCGGTCAGAGACGACCGGCAGGCGAGTCCAATTATCTGGCCGCTTCTCAAACGGTTGGCGTTCAATCCTAAGCGGATTGTTGCGGGGAGTCCAATCAACCTACAGGCGCGATTGTGCAGGATCGCCGGCCAGCAAAACCCTAACGCCGTGACGGGGAAACCGCCTGCGGTGCTGCGACCGTGGGCCTACGGCAGTCCGGTGTTTAAGCCGGCGGTCGTCCACGGACTGAAACCATTACCACCACGCATCGCAACCATCGAGGGATTTACACGGGACAATACCGGCGCGATTCTTGGCAATTGCATTGTTGAGTTGTATCTCACGGCCACGGACGAGCCGTTATTTAAAACCACGTCCGACGCGAACGGATTCTTCCGGTTTACGGCCGCGAGGTATTCGCCAGCGACTCATTACCTTGTGGCGTACAAAGCCGGCTCGCCAGACGTTGCGGGCACGTCGGTCAACACGCTACAAGGGGTCTAGCAATGAGTGTGGCCAGTACGTTCGCTACCGCATTGGCGACAGCGATTGCCGAACGGTCGGCGATTCCACCGCCAGTAGCATGGACTGGAAGCGAGTTGTTGACTGTGACGATTACTTCGGATGGCGGCTGTATTATGGATCGGTCGGCAACCTTGACGGCTGCACAGGCGTTGGATCTTGGGACCTGGCTGGTGAGTAATTTCACATGAGTATTGCATCCGATTTTGCTGCTGCTGTCGCTGCCGCCGAGTCTGATATTGCGGCGGCTAAGGTCACGCGCCCGGCGCCGTTCGTCGGCCCGAATGGGAAAGCCGAGGTTACAGACTCGGGCGGATTGAAACTGACACCAACAACGGTGGGGAACTTTGAAATCAGCGGGGCGGCTGCGCTGGCGTTCCGAAACTGGTTGACGAGCGTATTCGGGTAACTCATGGCAACGGACATTTTTCTTTGGACGGTTCCTTCGGATACCAATCCGAACGATGTCCGGCTGCGCGATCCGACCAGGGCCGGAACTGCTGCCTATGTCCTTAATGTCGATGCCGGTTCCTACTCAATCACCGGCGCACCTGCTCGGCTTCTCGCCAGCCGCCAGTTGAACGCCGGCGCCGGATCGTATGCGATTTCCGGCAAGGCAACCGGACTGCTGGCCAGCCGAGTCCTGGCGGCTGCGCCGGGTGCCTACGTTGTCACCGGCAATGCCGTGACGTTCGTTTACACGCCGGTCGGTCCTACGGGGCCGGGGCGGATTGCATTCCCACCGCAGGTAATTACCAGCGCGGACGTGCCGCGGGTTTCCACGGTCGCAAGGCCAAGGCGAAGGAGCTGATATGGCATTCAACAGCGGCAAGAACTTGACTTACTTCCAGCGCAAAAAGAACTGGTGCGCGGCCATGATGAACCTATACGAAGAGGCCAAGCGCTTACAGGCACTCAGAGCGGTTGAGGTTGCGCCCGGTGGGAGCGAGAACGCAGCCTATGTGGATGTGCCGTCGATCGCCACCAAGGCCGAGGCCAACGCGCTTGACGGGATTCAAGGCGAGTTCGTGACGTTTATGGCCGGTGGCGGCACGCTTGGCAGTTCGGTGCGAAGTGATTTTATGGTTCCGTTTGTTGATGAGGTGCCCGCGTGACGACGTGGTTCGTGAACTCCGGGGCGGTTGGTGCGAACAACGGAACAAGCTGGACCGATGCTTGGACTTCGCTGGCATCGTCAACGTCTGTGGCGGCCGGTGATGTCGTGAAGGTCCATAAGACGCATTCACAGACCGGACTGGCTGCCGCTTTGAATTGGACCAATGGTGTATTTGCCAACCCGGTGAGGGTCGCCTGTGTTGACAAGGACAATGGCGACGCGCCGGCAACCGGCGCCAGCGCGGAATGGACAACGACCGCGCTGGGGCCGCAGAGCGGAACCGGTCTGATCGCCAGCGGGATGAAGTGGAAGTCAACCGCTGCGGTGCTTCGACTTATCGGCGTGACAAACGCGTACATGCGTTACGAAAATTGTACGTGGGTTTCCACCGGTTCGGCTGGTATTGATTGCGGGGCCGGGTCCAGGGTGCGGGTGGATTTCATTAACTGCGACGTGGATTTTTCCGGTGCATCAAGCGCCGCGGTTGCAATCTTTTTTTCCAGTACTTTCATCTTCAACTGGACTGGCGGGTCGTACATTTTGCGCGGTACGCAAACCAATGCTTTCAGGTGCCCAACATCTGCGGTTGCTCCAATTAATTTCCGCGGTGTGAACTTGGTCGGCACCGTGACGGATTTCTTCGACCAGGGCGCAAACTTTGCGGGACTCTTCAAATTCGATGGCTGCGGGCTTCCGAACTATACCAATCTGTTCGCGGGCGGCGCAACGCCATCCAGCCTAAGCGGGCGCGTCAGCTTCGACGGTTGCCAATCCGGCACTCTCGTTGCTCAGTTGTTGCGCCCGAGCATCCAGGCGGATGCAACCGGCACTCTTGACGAAACGCGGTCGCGCTATCGTTCCGGTGGCGCGGACCAAAGCGCGGCCGCCGATGGTTCCGACCCGCACAGTATTGAGATCGTCACCACCGCCAACGCGGGCACGTTGACGACACCATTCGAGACGCCGCAGATCCCGCTGTTCGTCCAGGCCGGCGCGCAGACGCTGACCTTTCACATTGCTAGCGGGGTAACGCTCACTGACGCCGAGGCATGGGTGGAAGTCCTTTCGCCCAGCGAGGCCGTGAGTTCAACAGCACAATTCCGATACCAGTCAACCAGGTGCCTTTTACTTGCAACACCGGCTGTGCTGGCCAGCGACAGCGGGGAAACCTGGGTTGGGTCTGGCGTTGGAACGAAACAAAAGATGTCGGTTACGATCAACCCGACGCTGCCGGGAATTATCTACTGGCATTTCAATCTGGCCAAGCCAACGACGACCGTTTACGTCTGTCCAAGGGCTACAATTGCATGAGAGTCTATTACGCCGATGGGCGCTATGTCGTTGAAGACTCGCAGCGAACTTATTTCGCGGACGGGGCTTACTTTGATGGCAGGTGGATCAATCCGCTGCGCGACCCCGGTGAGATCGCGCGGCCGTTGCGGGTGCCGTTGACGGGTACGCCGCCGCTGGTTGCAGCAACAGCGCGGCCGCATCAGGTGGCGACGACAGACACACCGGCGAGGGTTTGAGATGGGCGTGCCGTTGGTTGAGTTCCGTTGCAGCGTCGGCAGCAAGCCGCTGAACTATACCGTTGATTTAAGCGAGCAGGATTTCGTCTTATCGCAGAACCTGTTGAGTTGCACGATCGAGATACTACCGGCCTATGTGGGCCAGATTACGCTCGGAGCCGCGACAGTAAGCGGCAAGCGCGCCACGGCTTCAGTCACGGCCATGACCGGCAGCGTCGCTGGCACGCGGGTCAAGACGCAATGGAAAGCGGTCGCGGCCGATGGGCAGACGTTCGATCAACCGGTTGATTTCGTCATCGAGGATCGCGGCGAATAGCGCGGCTTGCGGTAATCAGCGCAACCCGCTAGACTACAGGCAACCAAACACGGGCGACGCAGCGGAGTTATAAACCACTGCGAAGCCACAATAAGGCCGTGCGGGGCCGCAACCTCCGCGCGGCTTTTTTGTTGCGCTCGCCCGCTTTTGGTTCGTTCAAGGGGCAACCTTTGGGCAAACGTCTAAGGCCCGTTGACCATGCAACCGCGTTCAGACGCGCCAAGATCAATCACGTTTTGCAATCCGATTGGGGCAGTACCGTTTGGCTCGACATTGAATTTGATGAGCCAAGCCACGAGCAATTGCGGGTGACGCTTTTCGATGCGCCGGACTTTATTGACGCGTGTGCGGATACGCCGGTTGAGATGAGTGCCGAGTTTATTTTCTGCCATGGCCAGAAATGGGCGCGGCGGCTGAACTATACGCAGGCAAGGTTGTGCAAGCCATGACGGTCCGTTTCCCAAAGGAGTTCCCTTCGATGAAATTCGCATTCGGCATTCTTGTATTGGTGCTGGTGGCTGCGCAGGCCCGCCCGCAGGGCTGCAACGGGCGTGGCAGCGTGTTTGGCTTCCAGAACGTGCGCGAACGTCATGTCGTCCGTTCTTTCAGCACGGCTCGCGGTGGATGCAGCGGAGTCGCGGCCTATGGAACCGGCTGTTCCGGCACGGTCCAGATGGTCCCTGTTACGGAATACAAGCCGGTGACTCGCTGGGTGGTCGCCGATCTTCCTCCGAAGGCCGCTCCGCAGCCGATGCCGAAAGGCCCACCGCCCATCATCGCCTATGCCCCGATTGTCCAGACGGCCGAGCCACCGCTATTCGGATCGAGAATCCGTGCCACCGTTGGGGTTGGCATCCACGGCATCGCTGGCCTGCTATGCCGAGCCAAACATGCGATGGTCGCGGTTGTGACGGCGCCGCTGCACCTGCGGTCGAAAGAAGTCCACCGCGAGTTCCACTTGTTCAAGCGTTGATCCACGAGCAAGCCCTTTGAGGGGGGCAATCCGGCCCGGCTTGTTCGACAGGGAGCAAGCCGGGTTTTCACAAGGAGCCAAGATGGCGACGGAACCGAACAACCTGCCTGATGTGCCGGACTCGTGGAAGAAGTTCCTTGAGCGCGCGATTCTGCTGATATCGCTGTTGTTGAACTTCTACAGCGGCGTGATGTCCAGTTGGAACAACGTCAAGCTGGGTGGCGTCCAGACCCACCAGGAAGTCAACAGCGTCAAGCTGGACGACGCAAAAGCCGAAGCAGCGGCAGCCAAGATCGAAGCGGCTGAGACAAAACAGGTCGTAAAGAAAGTTGACGCCAAGCTCGACAAGTAGGCCGAACGATTCGCGCCTAAGAGGCACGCACGATGCTTTTGTTATTCGCGGCCGAAGGACTGGAAGCCCTGGCTGGCGGATCAGGATGGGTTGGCGCTGGGCTGTTAGGGATGGTGCTGGCGTGGTTGCTGCTGTTCCATTTGCCAGCCAAAGACAAGCAGATGGAGCGGATGATTGCCGACAAGGACAAGGTGGTATCTGACCTGATGACGCGGCACGAGGCCATTCAAGAAAAGTCTCGCGTGGCCTACCAAGCGACGCTGGACGTGGTGGTTAACCACTGCGACAAGGAAGTGGAGTCGATCAAGTACATCGCCGAAAAGATGGCGGCGGCCATTGGAGCAAGGACGTGACGGAGAGCATGATGCTTGAAACCCTCAAGCTGGTGGTACAGGTGCTGCTGCTGCTCACTGTGGTCATTGTCCCTGTCGCCGAGATCATTTGGGCGCTCAAGATGATGAACACGACCTGGGACATTCGTTACCGTGAGCAGAAGATAAAGCTCGAAGCCGAGGATTTGCAACGTCGTGAGCATGTGCTGCTCGAAAGCTGGGAGCGTCTGCACACTGCTCAAGGGAAGTCGATGGAGACGAAACTGGCGGAGAAGAAGCAGGCACGTTCCGATTCGGACCCAAATATGAAGACATGAAAATGTACCGCAATGAACGCGACAACACCGACATCATGATTCAAACGGAAGCAACTATCGGGAAAAAGCCATTGTGGCTGATTGGCGCGGTTCTGCTGGTGACGATGGGCGTGAATGTTTGGCTGGGTGTATCGGCGGCGCAGCGGGAAACCAACGAGGCTAAACGCCACGAGGAGTTGATGCTGGAGGTCAGGGCGCTCAAAATGTCTGCCTCTCCCCGTACCGATACGGAACGGGGATTTTTCCCGCTTGAGAAACCCAAACGAGGCAATGAATGAAACCCGAACCAGAACTGTTTCCCTGTCCGTCGCGGTCTTCCGACTTGCTCCCCCCGACGATGCCCCAGCAAAATCACGGCAAGGTTGGCGATGCCGCCAGCGACGCCAGGGCTGCGGCAGTGGCAGCCCGCACGACCGCATGGCAAGCATACACGGCCGCGAACACGGTGCTTGGTGATGATGTCAGCCGTTACAACGGTGACATCTCAACGTGGAATGCGGAAGCGCCGACGATGCCCAACCCGGATTACAACGATTGCTTCAACTTGCTGGCGCAGGCTCATGACGCACTGACGCCGGAATCCGACAACGTGAACAGCGGCTACAACCACGTTGGCGCTGGTGACACCGATTTCACGAACGGCGACAACTCGCAGAACCCGATGCAAAAAACCATGCTCTACAACTCGGCAAAGGCCCACTACGACGCATGCACGACCGCAGCGGGAACTGCTGGGACGAATCACACGGCGGTCGATACGAAGCTCGACGCAGCCGAAGTGATATTGGCTCGACACGGCCCATGAGGTGACATCATGATCGGCTTGGACCAACTTGTGTACGTGATTGTTTTCCTGCTGATTGCGGCACTGGTGATCGGCCTGTTGTACTGGCTAATCACCTATATCGAAGGGCAGGGCATCGGCCCGCCGATCCTGTTCAAGATCATCAAGATTATCCTGGTCGTGCTGGTCGTGCTGTTCTGTATCGGGTGTCTGCTGCATTTGATGGGGTTTCCGGTGATCAGGATGCCGGCGCAGCAAGGAAGGTTATGAGCGAAACGGCAATCATCGTTAACACCGTTGTCGGGGCCGTGGTCGCCATGTTTACTGGCGTCATGGCTTACCAGACCCTGAAGCTCAACCTGAAAGCCAAGGACGCGGCGACGAAAGTTGAGGAAGTAAGCCAGCAAGCAAAGGTAGCGGCCGTGGAAGTCGTACACGTCAAGGAAG